GCGGCGATCGTAGCGCCCAGGACAGCCCAGGCCAGGGATCCGGCGCCCAGGACAGCACCCAGGAGCCGGCGTCATTCGCCGATCGGCTTGACTCGATCCGGACTGCGTTGATCCAGGCCAGAGTCAGCGGCGCAGACCCTGGTCCACGTCAGGAGCGCGAACCCCCCCCCCACCCACGCGACGGCGCGGCCCCCGGGGGGAGGGGAAGGGAGACTATGGAACCACCCCACGGACGATTTTCTGATAATATTGGGGGTCACGAAGTGATAGAGGATGCGGAGTTCACGGAGGAAACGAGCGAAGGTGGTGATGTTGCCAGGGAAGCTATGATGCGAGATCGTCGTTCACAGGGAGGTAGTGATGAATCGGAAGGAGCGTCGTAGGATGGAGAAGTCAGGGGAGGGCAAGGCGTTGGTGGGTGGTTCGGGTGATGGTGGTAAGGATGCGTTGACGAGTAGTGCGTCGGTATTTCGGGCGTGGGTGGCAGAGAATCCGCCTGTGGATGGGACGTTGCTGAGGTTCGTGAAGGACTTGATTCGGTCGATGGAGATATGCGATCGAAATTTTGAGAAGGTGTTGGGGAGGATGAAGTATGTGGACGAGTTTACGGCTTCGTTTGTTGATGCTATCCAGGATCGGATGGATGCTGTTGAGAAGTTTGGGGTGGTGATCGAGCGTTTGTCGGTTCGGTTGAATGAGGTTGAGCGTGTTCTGAATTTGAATTTGGTGGAGCCGTTGGTAACTGGTGAGTCGGCGTCTGGAGAGGAAGGCGGTGATGGCATTTGAAGTAAGGTCGGTGCGAGCGGGCGCTAATGGGGAGCAGACCCGGTTCTTTGTATTGGACAGTGGTTTTCCGATGGCATCGAATCCGCGCGAGGGTCATAAGACGTTTGCGGGTGCTTGGCAGCAGAAGTTGGCGATAGAGCGTTCACTGAGGGAGTTCGAGAATGGTCGAGGTGATTCAGAAGTTTCAGCGGGAGTTGGCCGAAACGAAGGGGCAGATTCGGATGTTGAAAACGGAGCCGTTGATCGTTTTCTGTTTTGAGGGTATGGCGGAGTTGTCGGAAATGTTGGTACAGCTTCACGGCAGGGTCGAGTTTTTGGAAAGGAGATTCTATGAATCGTCGGAAGGGGAGGCCGAGGACGGTGAAGTTGGACGATCCGGAGTTCCGGAGGCCGGAGAAGGACCCCTTCGTGGAGGGCTTGTCGCAGGGTCTGGACCAGGCGGTGGTTCTAAGGCTGTTGGCGTCGAAGAACAAGCCGGAAGCGCGGGATCGGAAGAAGTATGAGGCGACGGAGTGGTTCAAGTCTCTGAAGAAGTCGGCGATTCAGTATTTTGGTTCGTGCGTTTTGTGCGAGGCGGGTAGGACTTCTGATTGGGAGATGAAGGTTAAGAAGTTGGTAGTTCATCATCGTAATTATCGTCATTGGTTTGATGAGTCGATGGCAACTGATGTCACAGTGTTGTGTCATCGTTGTCACGGTTCGTATCACAGGGGGCATCGTCGATGAGTGTTGAGATTTATGACTTCAATGGGAAGTCTTGGCGATTGACGGGGTGCAAGGCTGAGTATCACTGCGACGTTCGTATCTCGCTCAGTCTGTTTGAGATCCACCAGATGAAGAACGGCGATCTGTCGTGGAGTAAAGTCATCGAGGAAAACTGTCGCGAGATCGAGCGGAAGTTGTGTATGTCGCCGATCATTGATGCGCGGGGTTGACTTTGGAATCGGGGAAGGGACCGTCATATAAGGCGGGGTGTGGGGCGTCACGGATTGCTGTTCCCGATGCATAGTGACACTTTTTGCGGGAAATCATTAGGTTCAGCGCGATTCGTGTCATCGACCTGAATTTGAAGTAGATTCTGGCACACCTATGTCCCCCGTCCCCGAGCATTGAGGTAGCTCCGACCTTGACGTAGAGTTAAAGTTGTGCGATACTTTTGAATAACGACCTTGACGTAGGTTGTTCGATCTCTCCCCACTGCCCTCTGGACTTTCGAGTCCGGAGGGTTTTTTGTTGTCGAATCCAACCTGGGCCTATCCCTTGTGGGAATCCTGGGCTTTCCTGTGGATTCTGCCCCAATCGCTGAAGGGGCGCGGAGTTTCGTTCCCGATACGGCGGCGAATGTTTTCGGTCGTCAGTCCCGCATGCCGACCCTTATTCTCGATTTTACAGCGAGTTACCTGGGTGCTTCACCAATCCATACACGCAAAAAGCCGGCCTTCTTCCGAAGGACGGCTGTGCGCTTGGCTACGAATAACATAGAAAAACGATTCACTCGATCGCCCAATACTGAATCCGGTGGCGTCGCGTGAACCGCGTATGCTTTCGATCTAAAGGTCATACAAGCCTCTGCAGTTTCAAGTGGTGGCCGTCCTTTCGTGAAATGATATTAGCACATGAATTGCACCGAGTCAAGCGCGCACGAAAAAAACTGCCATCGGACGGCTCCGATGACAGTGGGTTTTCTCGACGGACGGCCAAGCCTGCAGAGGAAACAGTTGAGGAAACACCCGAAGAAACACCGTGGGTGTCGAACCAATCTTAACCTACAATATCGCGCGTGTCAACGCTAATCTCACACAAGATGTTGACATACTCGCCAGAGAGGGTTATTATCAGATCACACTTTCTTAGCCCAGGCGGGGGCGACGGGACCGTCATTCCGTCACCCTCGCCATCTTTTTTGGAGGTAACATGGCCAAGCGACAACCAAAGAGACCATCGAAAAAAGCCGAAGCGACACCGAAGGGCGATCCGGAGCCAGTAGTCAAATCCGCACCACCGGCAGAACCAGATCCGTCCGACGAGGAACGCGCACAGACGCGCGTGACCAGGGCGATGCGCGAACTGATGCCGGAGTTTAACGATCGCATCCTCTCCCTGGAACGGCGCCTCAAGGCCGCAGAGCAACAGATCAGCGCAGTCGGCAACTCGATCAACACTCAGCCGCCATCGGTCGAGGTAGCGGCAGATCCCTACTTCTCCAAAGGTCCGAAGTCGACCGACGATCGCACGTCCGGATGAACGAGCGACACAAATTCAAATCCGGATTCAAGGTCGCGGAACTCGCAGACCTCGATCCTGAGATCCCGAACATCGTCACGGAGACATTCGACCGCGACGAGAAACGACTCAAGGATCAACTGACGAAGGACGCGCGACTCCTGGCCGGCGAGATCGAGCGAGGCGAGGGCAACGCACCACGCGCGTCAGAGAGGATACTCAATGCCTGAGAAGGTAGAATATCGCAAGGGCGTTTTCAAAGTCCCGAAAGAGACAGGGAGCCGGCGCGCGAAGAACATCGACCTGACTGCCGCCGGCAAGAAGAAACGCGAACAGGTGATGGATGCCTTTCACAAGGGGGCGCTCAGAGTGGACGGAGTAGTGATTACAGATTGGATGGAGGCAGACAAACACGCCACGGTAGCGGCTGAGAATGTGTCGGTGAATCCGATCACGCAGCACTCACAGTTCTGATGGCGAGCATAGGCGATATATGGTCAGCCGTGACCATGTTGAGCTTTATGATTCAGAAGTATCCGAATGAGGCGAACGAGCTTTCCGAACGAGCCGAACGCACCATCCCCAACTTCCGATACTACATGGATCACGTCGCGGCAGATCCCATCTACAACTATATGCCCTTCGACTGTCCCGAAGGCGCCCTACCCAACGGCGACATCAAATCCTCGCCCCTGAAGTTCCACCTGGACACATCCAAGCAACGCATCGTCGTCACCGGAAACCGTTGCGCCAAGACCTACTCGTCAGCCGCAGAAGTGATCTCCGGATGCATCGGGATGAATCCCGTCACCAAGCAAGCGAGCGAACGCTTCCTACCGCCAGTGAACGTCTGGACTGTCTCTGACACCGAGGACACATCCATTGAAATCGTTCAAGCGAAGTATCACGAACTTTGTCCGGAGTATCTACTCACGGATTCTTGCGACTACACGGTTGAGCGTGGATGGAAAAATAACGTCATCGTATTTAAGCCACCGTTCAATTCTGTCATCCGTTTTAGGTATTCAAGTCAGGGAGCCGCAGCGTTTCAGGGAACCAAGCAAGAGATCGTCCACCTGGACGAAGAACAGCCAAAGGACGTGGACGACGAATGTGTTGCGAGGACTGCCGGTGTGGGCGGACCACCAGGTGAAATCATTCGGTCGTTTACGCCTATATACCGTGAGAGTGTTGGCATCTCTTGGATTCATCCAAGTCTCTACACACGTCGTGCGGAAATTCCAGATTTGCGCTTTCACTTCTGGACACTTCTCGACGTTCCAGACTGGATCATCCCCGAAGAAGAAAAAACGAGAATCATCGCCTCGTATGACGAGGACAGCCGTGATACGCGTACATACGGTCTATTTCAGCCATCGGGTATCCGATTGGCTTTCGCGATGGATCTTATCAAGGAACAGAGGGAGGTTCACATGGTGGACCCAACGCTCGGTTTCCTAGACGAGCAAGAATACGAGGCAGAGATCGAGCCAGACGCAGAATACTTCGCGCGCGCGGCTACGCAGCATCACTACGAAACACGGAAGCGCATCATCTTCAACGAGGCGGCGTGATGTTGAGGGATCTATACTGCTCACTGCTCGCGATCTGCGTGATGTCGATCGCCAAAGGCTATGGGGATGCAACGTGGGGCGACCCGATTATTCACCCCGGAACCAAGCACGACCTCTGGCACATCGTCACACGATACTTCTACTTCTATGTAGCAATCATCGGGTGGCTCGTCCCTCGACCGAGCGTATTCACAAGGAAGGGTCTGGCGATCGTCACGGCTATTGCCGGCGTAGCCTCGCTTGCGTTCTTCAGACTCGGCGTACTCATCGCCGGCAAATACGGAGCGTGGTATGGCTGATCTGATTCAACGAAACGAGGCGACAGGCAGTGTCTACGAGCTGATGATCTTCAAGGGCGTCAAGGATCTGCAACTGTGGCGATCGAACCAACTCAACGCGACGTTATCAATCTGGTTAGCACAGGCGAATGCTATCGCCCTGAGTTACTTCGATCGCCCCATCCGTGTGACGGCAATAACGAAGCCAGGGCCGTTCCACGAACACAGTGAGGCGGCAGACATCTCTGCGATCAGTGCCGGCGACAAAGCCTTCTTCGGAGACAAGACGTGGACGAAGGATACGGCCAACAGGTTTGAACGGCTGTGTCTCAACCAGGGCATCCCCCTCGTCCGTGTCGGGCGCGGGAAGGATTCCGAACACTGGCACATCGGATGTGTCGCAACGCTGATCTATCAAAATGCCTGAAGCCCTCAAAATAGAATACGATGTCGAATCCCTTTTCGGAGTCGAAGGCGATGCGCGCATTTTGCTCAAAGTTTGGGAGCGACCGGAGCCAGGAAAAACCTATTCTCTCGGAGCCGATGTCGCAGAAGGACTTGAACACGGTGATGACAGTTCCCTGTGCGTACTGCGGTCAGACACAGGAAATCAGTGTTGTGAGTTCACCGGCTCCATCGACCCAGACGAGTTTGGTTTACTCTGTTATCTCGTCGGGAAATGGTACAACTGGTCCTACGTCCTCATCGAGAACAACAAGGATATTACGCCGCTTCAAGTCCTCAAGAATCTGGAATATCCTAACCTCCATTACGAGTGGTTTTACAGGGCAGACATCTCGGACACGCGGAAGGAAAAGTTAGGGTGGAACACCAACGCGCTCACTCGCAACAAGCTAGTGAACGACGCGCGAACGGGGATGCGCGACAACCTCTACCACGTCCGATCGTCGCTGATTCTCGACCAGATGTCGGTCTTTCAAAGGAACAAGCGTGGCAAATACGAGCATATCAGAGGTGCCAAAGATGATGCGATCTTCGGGTGGATGCTCGCGATCCAGGGCATCCTCTACTTCCCGATTGCAGAGGAACTACGTGAGGCCGGTCACGCGCCGGCATTCAAAACACGCGCAGTAGAGAACATCGGCGACCCGTCGATGGCAGACTTCGCGGAGCCGTATATTCGCGACGAGGAACCGGAAGATGAGGATGAGGATTTGATGGACAAGGCGATACGGCTCAGGAAGATGGAGCGCGAATCAACTACGATGGGAGGACTGATTTGAGCGATACAGATTGCCTGTGGTTGTCGGCTGTGGCATTCACGCGGCTAACTGAAAACGTGCACAGTAGGTGCTGATGGGCCTGAGAATTTTATGTCTTCCGATAACGGTGCCGTTAGTTCTCATTCTGGCAGTGATGTGGGCTGGCATAGGTTTATTCGACTCAATTTTTGAATTGGTTTGGCCAAAGCCTGACTTGAAGGAACTTTGATGTTGGATCTTGTAAGGAGGGGAGTGATGGAAACACTTCTGGTGTTCGCGGCCTTCGCGGTCGTCTGTATCTGGTTCATCGGTAACATCGCCATTGGCCTACGAAAGCAGAACAGCGAGCTTGTCGACAAACTCGTCGGCCTGGTCGAACACGCCTCGATCCGACAACTCGATCGGGAGCCGGTGCCAGAACTGCCAGGCTACATCCCGATGCAAGACGGCACAGGAGGATTTTACAAGCAACCAGATGGACAATGGGTAGCAGAACTGAACGGACCTGTCGTGAATGATGGCCCATTCGGAGGCAGGGAAACGACGACAGAATCTGTCGAGGGAATTTTCCCTACTGACGTGGACGTTGAGGAAGAAGCGTAATGCCCGAAGAAGAAGATTATGACGGCATACTGAACAGCGTCGAGACTGACGACATCATCGGTCAGTCCAAGATGGAGCGAGGGCCGGCACGAACGGTCGAGCGCACCTTTGAGTCGGCTGTCAAGTCCAATCGCGCGTTCAACAACCCTGGTGGCACGTCGATCGTCACTACCTCGATCATAGACGATACCGACATCTCGATGCGCTCACACTGGAGGCCTGGGGGCGGTGAAGCGACGTTGGAACTGTCAGACGGCACGGTCCACCAGGGACCGAAGTTTGAGCCAGGAGAGAAGCGCAAGCGCAAGTGGCGCGGCCAGACGGCAGAGAAGGTGAAGGCCGTTCGTCTAAAACTCGATGAATGCGTCCTGAAACGCGCGAATGCCGAATCCAGAGACAAGAAAGTCTCGATTTTCGTCGTAAACGACTTCCGTTGCCTCGCATTTAGGGTCGAAAAAGGACCACTTGGACCGCAGATTCTTTACGTCCTCGATGGGGATGTCTACGACGGATACAACGAGCAGGGCATTCCGGACCTTCTAGGGATGCAAATAACGCCAGATGACGCGGGAAATGGGTGGATTCTTGGCGGTGAGAAGATCCAATTAGAATTCGTTGCTCAGTTCGTGAATACCATCCTTAATAAGGTTGCCAGACAGCAGATAACTTGACGATAAACAGCTATATGCTCTAAATTACAAGTGGTACGCTCGTCGTACTCCTTGTGAACCGACCGATAGGCGAATCGGTGTGGGTGGTCGCCTCCACCTACATGATTGCCTATCGGTCATTTTTTTTATGAGGAATTGATGGCATTTGATATTAGCTCGATCGAGGGATCGCCCGTTCATGATCTGACTATCCCTACAAAGGGAGATGCGGAACAGTGGGTATCCTACGTCGACGAAATCCTCGCCTATTCGCGCGGGGCGAAACTAGCGCACGAATTTCATTGGCGCGAAGCACTACTCTTTCTCGGTGACGAACAATGGATCAGTTGGAATAGCACGACGCAGACGTTCCGGCGCCACGGCCTCGATGATTGGATTCCGACTCCTGTCACCAACTACATCCAAAAGATCCACGATCGCCTTTTAGACATCCTCACCGGCGGCGATCTGATGGGTCAGGCGCGACCGGCATCGCAACGAGCTGATGATGTCGATCGAGGTCGTGCCGCTTCCCGCGTCCTCCGCGCGCTCTATCAAGGGATGGACACCGCCGACTGTTTCGATGAGGCAGCGGCCTGGTGCATCCTCACCGGCAATCTGATTCTTTTCTCCCAATACGACACGCGCGCCGGCAAACTCGTCAAGATCCCACAGATGGACATCCACGAGGAACAGGCATACGAGGATGTCGCGATCAACAGGATGACGAACGAGCGCCATCCGGCAGACTTCGCCGGCCAGATGATGAACGGCTTTGAGTTGGAGCGCGAGAACGTGCCGATGATGCAAGACGGCAAGCCTGTGATGAACGTTACGCGCGAACACAAGAAGGGTGACAACGGACAACCCCTCTACGACGAACTATACGAGGGCGAGGTCATTGAACGCGCCACGAACCCGTTTGGCTTCTTTCCACAGCCTCGGTCCAGGTGGAAGGATGTTGACTACGCCATCGAGGTCGAAGCCACGACGCCGGATGAGGTCGTGTCGATGTTTGGATCCAAGTGGCGCGACAAAGTGTTCGCCGAAGATATTTCCCTGCTCGGCCTCGGCGCCTACCTGACGAATCAGCACGGCCACGGACTGATGCAGAACTACTACGACGCGACAGAGTTCGCGCTGTTGAAGTTCTTCCGGCATCGTCCCTCAGACAAATTCCCAGAAGGCAAATACACTTGCACGATCGGCAATAACCTGCTCCACGAAGGTCCGATCGACACGCTCAAGACCAAAGGCGGCGAACTACCGTGGGAGTTGACGCAGTATCGCAAGATCCCTGGTGAGTTGTGGGGCCACGGACCTATGCGATCGGCGATCCCCCTGCAGAAGCGAATCAACAGTATAGACTCAGGAATTATCCACAACCGCAAGACGATGTTGAACCCTCGATGGATGATCCCGAACAGGTCGGGCGTCCGCATTATCGAGGGGCGCCCTGCGTCGATTATTCGGTGGGACTCGCACAGCCTCCCGCGCGGTGTCGAACCGAAGCCAGTCGGGGGCGTCCCTCTGCCAAACACGATCACTCAGGAGCGCGAAACCGCGCAACGCGATCTGGAAGATATTACCGGAACGCTCGATGTCCTTGCCGGCAGACAGCCGTCAGGTGTAGACACGCTAGGACAGACGGAGATCCTTCTGGAGCAGGCCGCGAAACGGTTCGGCCCGATGCTGAAACGTATCAAACGCACCTTCGGCAGACACGAACAGCACAAGCTGAGACTCGCCCAGGAGCATTGGAAACTGGAACGCTCCGTCAAGATCATCGGCGAGGATAGCATCACCGAACAGTTCCACTACAAGGGCGCCGACTTCTCTGGTGTCGAGGACGTGTTCGTAGAGATGGACGCGAGCGTGATCCTGTCGAAAGCCGTAGCGAACCAGAAGATCCAAATGGCCTACGACAAAGGCATTCTCGGCGATGCGCGCAATCCTGAAGTAAGGATGAAGGTTCTGGAAAAACTAGAGATACCAGGGTTCCAGAACGAGTTCACGGTAGACGCGGAGCGCGCACGACGGAACATCCACAAGATCCGCGATCTCGGCGAACAGGTGGAAATGGGACCGTTCGATATTCATCCGGTCCACTTCAAAGTCATCACCGACTACATCAAGAGTTCCGATTTTGAGAAAGACCCGGAGGAAGTGCAACAGGGTCTGATGCAGTTGGCGGGACAGTATCAAGAAGCTATGGCACAGCAAGCTCAACAGGCTCAACAGGCGGCGATGGCGACGAAAGGTGCAGGGCCGGAAGCTGAGAATGCTGTCGTCGAGTCAGGGGCGTTTGGTGGTCAACAGGCGCCCGAAACCGTTCAGTAACACAAGGAGGTTACGATGGCAGAAGAAGCGGCAGTACAGGAAGGCCCAAGTAGCACACAGTTTTTCCTCGACCACGACGGGCAAGGTAACAGCACGTCACCGGAAGCGGTTCGCGCGGCAAACGAGCGCCAGGGGATCGGTCCCGTAGTCGAGGACTCTTTGAACGATGCAGAAATGGAAGCAATCCTATCTGGTGACTTCGACCAGGTTGGTGCGGCGCCCGAAGGTGAAGCCCAGGAGACAGGCGAGCCAGAGGGAAGCGGAACGCCCACAGAAGGTGGCGAGAACGCTGAGATCGCACAGCTTACGGCGAATATGAATCAGATGGGTACCGCCCTGGCACTGCTCCTGAAGCAAGGTGCAGAGGCACAGGCGGGAGGAACACCGGAGCCGTCTACCACTGAGTCGATCGAGGCGGTGGCGAAAGCCGCGCTTCAGAAGGTCAACCCAGGAATGGACGAGGACGGGATCGACTGGCTGTATCAGAACAACAAGGCCGTGATGGATGCGGCGGTTTCTCCGCTACAGGCCAGGTTGGACAAGTACGAAGCCAACGACAATCAGCGAACGACGGAAGGCAACGTACAGCAATTCTACGCGAACCTGAGTTCCCAGATCACGAAAGATGGGGTCGCGGATACCGAAGAAAATGCCTCACTGCGGCAGATGATTACGGAGAACGTGGTCGCGCGTTTTGCGGCCAACCCGAAGATGACTCCCGATCGCCTACCGGCGGTTGTGAAGGATGTCAACGGGACGTTCACGAAACTTCTGCACGGAAATGCGGAAACGATGCGGACGGTTTTGGGGAAGGAAAACGACCCTGCGGCCAACCCGCCTCCCGCCGGAAGGGGTGGCCCTGCAGGTAGAGAGGATATTACCAAGAAGGCCGTCAACTCCAAGCGCAAAGACATGGACTTCGGTGGCACCGGATCACTCGCGATCGTGAAGGGAATCCTCAACCGCGGTTCTTTGAACACTTAACAGCGAGATTGAAATGCCACAGGATCTAACCAACTTTGACGAAGCGTTGAAGATTTGGTACGGACCCAGGATGAACGCTACGATCAACGAGAAGCGCGTCTTGCTCTCTCGTCTGCGTCGTAACGCCGATCCGACGATGGTTTCGGGTAAACAGGTGACGATCCCTGTGAATATCCGTGGATCACAGTCGCTTGGTGCGCGTTCAGGCGCGGGTCCGACACCGGCTCCACAACGTCAGACGATCGTAGAGATGCGTGTCAACATGAACTACCTCTACGGTACGATTCAGTTCGACCTTCCAACCATCCTGGCATCCCGAAATGATGCCGGCGCGTTCGCGCGCGTGATGGACTCGGAAATGAAGGGCATCCGTCGTGATGCTCAGAACGACCTCAACCGCCAGATGTTCGGCGACAGCCTCGGCTCCCTGGGAACCGTGAATGGCGCCGTGACAGCCTCGACCGCCGTGACGCTCGATGCAGGTCATAAGGTCAAGGCCGGTATGATCGTGGACATCTACACGAACAACTCTGGCGATCCCTCGACTACGCGTACCGTCGATTCCGTCCAGGTTACGGCTACCACAGCCACGACCGCTACGATGGGAACGGCGATTACGTGTGCCGACAACGAGCATTTCATCCGCGAAGATGCTCGCGGCCAGGAACTTCTCGGCCTCGATGCTATCGTGGACGATGACACCGGTACGATCTACCAGATTTCTCGTTCCACGTATCCTGAGTGGCAAGCGAATGAGAAAGATGCTTCCTCGGCGCCGTTGTCTCTGGATCTGATGCAAGAGGCGTTCACGGACGCAGAGGAAAATGGCGAAGGCGATCTTTCTTTGGGCGTCACGGACTACACGCAGTGGCGGAAGTATGGCAACCTTTTGGTAGGCGATCGTCGTTTCCCAACGGCACTGTCTCTGGACGGTGGATTCACCGCACTCGACTTCAACGGTATCCCGATCGTTCCGGATCGCGACTGTCAGAGTCAGAGGATGTATTTCCTCGATGAGTCGACATTCACGATCTACGAGATGACCGCCGGATGGCAGTGGGACGAAACGGACGGTCGGATTCTCCATAAGGTTTCGCGTCAGGCGGCTTACGAAGCATTGCTCTACAACTTCTGTGAGCTTGCCTGTGACGACCCCAAGAACAACTCCCGCATCGTTTCACTCGCGGCATAACCAGGGGGGAAGTCTTTTGAGCGACCTTACCAGAGCAGGATACGAAGACATCGACCAGAACGACGAACTGCGGTTGGTGCGCTTGCAGTTGAAGGATCTTTCGACACTCGTCGCGGCGGCAGATCAGGACTTTGCCGTCGTCGGTGGGCTTCCGGATACCGGCGGAACGATTGTTGGCGTGAACGTCACGGTGGACACGGCACCTACGGGTGCAACGGCCATCTACGACGTGAACCTCAACGGTACCACGATCTACACGACACAGGACAATCGTCCGACGATCGCGATTTCGGGAACGGAATCGACGGAAGCGGATGCGCCTGAGAACGCCTCGGTGGTGAACGGCGACCTGATCGGCTTGGACTGCGACCAGATCGGTTCGAGCGTCGCCGGCGCGAACGCAGGGGTCTGTGTTCGGATCAAAGTAAAGAAACCTCTGGACGACGATTAAGCCGTCCTTTCATTGCTGAGTATCCCGTCGGCGTTCTTCGGAGCGCCGGCGGGGGCTAACTGTGGAGTGGCAAACCTATGATTACTGATAGAAACCTCGCACGAAAACGTCTGCTTCAGCGCATCCCTGCCAGTGCTTTCATCTCCGGACAGGTAACGGGCGCGGCTGTGCTTCTCGATGGTTGGGGAGCCGGCGATCCTCTGTACAACGAGTTTAACTCACTCGGCTTCGGAGGTTTCTCGATCGCGGCGGCGGGTGATACGGTCGTGGCGCTCGTTCCGGAATTGCTTCCCGTTGCCGATCTCTCTGAAGAGATAGGCGTTCGTGTCCTGTGGGCATGTGACGGGACACCGGCGGCAACCGATGACGTGACATTTCTTGCGCTCTATGACCAAGCTGATCCAGGCGAGGCGCTTGCGGCTCCCGCAACGGCCCTGGACACAGTGATCGCAAACCACGAACCGGCACATACGACGCCATACGTGCTAGAGCGCACGGCGCGCGGAATTATCAACGCTAACACGTTCGACGAGACTGCGAAACTCGGCACATTGGCCGTCAGTATCGAGGCCGACGTTCTGACAGGATATTCCGCAGACGAGGTTGTATTCCTGGGCGTCGAGTTCGACTACCTTCCGCATCACTACATGAAGGCGGCATTGAGCGAGAAGGTGACAGCGCAGACATCACAGGCGGCATCGTAACACACAAGGGGGCGACAGTGTTTGAGCGTAACAGACCAAAAGAACTGATCCGCACGGAGATCAATGCGGCAGTAAAAGGACTGAAATCGGGACGCCGGCTTGGAGATGTCAAGCCGGCTCCCGATGGATTCCAAAGGCGACTGCGGGAGATAGACCCTGGACTCTCGGCACACTGGAACAGGGTGCGGTGCATCTGGCAGATTTGGGGGTCATCGAAAGAGTTCGGACAGGCGATCGTGCTCCACGTATGCGAGGGCGATCCGACGATCGGCACATACGCTCCGCTCGATGCACGATCACTGGATATGCTCCGAAGGCTCGATGGCAACACGCGCGAAGTGATGGACGATCTGGTCGAAGAGAATATCGAGAATCAGGAGCGCGAGGAACGCCACCAGGTGCAACAGGACGCCGAATACTCGGAACAGGAATTGCGTCCACGACTGAAGCACGATCTGGATAACGAAGTGTCGCACTCTCTCTCCGGGCTGAGCATCGGAGCGGTGAACGTACCGAAAGAGGACTTCAAGCCGGAAGCCTTCCGCAAGGGCAGGTTCGGAGCGCGACCGGCGCCGGCGCATCTGGCAAACCGCACGATGGCGTATCAGCCAATGGACATGGACATCGAGGTCGAGTAATGAATCCACAGCAGATGGTGGGACAAGTAAGGATTCACATAGACGAGCCGGCACAGGGGTCGAGTCCCTTCTGGTACAATTCGGAGCTGATGCACCGGCTCCACGATTCGCAGGGATACATCTACAGGAAGATGGTTCAGGCGCGAGACAATATGTTCTTGGAGTCGCAAGACATCGACCTGGTGTCTGGGACCGGAACCTACGATCTGCCCTTAAACGCGCGCTTAGGCACTCAGTGGGCATTGATCGAGAACCGGATCTCTAGCGCGAACCCCCCTCTCTACGTTGCCGACATCCGCTTTCAGGACACGCTGACGATGGAAGGGCCGATCGGCGTGACCGATCCGTCCGACTCCGATTTCGGGGCGGTGATGGAGCGCGACAAGCTACGCCTCTCGCCGGCGCCAGGAGTGACGACATCGAGCGGTATCCGCTTCTGGTATAATCCGATGTTCGGGAATATGAATCAAGGCACGGTGGGCGAGACTACGGCAACGCTCACGGAGACACATCTGCCGGAAAAGCCGACCTACATCAAAGGCGCGACTTCGGAAGATAAGATCGACAAGCGCGATGACTACTACAACGCGATGGACATCACGATCGTCAGTGACGCCACCACGGAAGGTGCTGTCGGCCAGACGCGCCGGATCACCGACTATACGTGGAACGAGACGTACGGCGTCGTGACGCACACGGCCTGGTCGACACAGCCATCCGCGACCGCCGTCTACGCCATCCTCTGCCCCATCCCTGAAGATTTTCACGATCTCGTCTGCCTTCGTGCGGCGATGTTGGCGGCGTCAAAGCGACCCCGCCTTCTTCCGTTCATCAAAGAGCAGTATATGGACGTTTACCAGGAAGCACTTGGATTCGTGACTGCAGAACAGAGTTTCAGAGGCAACCAGGTGATACCCACAGATCAAGGGAGTTATTGATATGCCAGAACCCAATGAATGGAAATCGCAGATCGTAACTCTCGACTCGACCACAACGAGCGATACGGTTACGGAGGTATTGATCGCGGCAGTTCCCGGCAAGCGGATCGAGGTCAAGGCCGTCCATCTGAGCATCGACGATGCCGGCGTGACGGCCTTCGCCTTCCTTGACGGATCGGGTGGCTCCGCGCTCACCGGATCTTACGACTTGGAGGATGCGGTGGAGTTCATTCTCCCGCCAGTTCCCAACGACTCGATGTGCAAATGGATGAAAACCACGAAGGGAACCGCGCTCTGGATCACCTACGACAACGGTGGCACAGCCGCCGACATTATGGGAACGATCCTTTACACTGAGGTTCACTAATTGTCCGTAGATCAGCAAACTGGCGAGTGGCAACTTGAGGACCGCGATCTCGTAGGTGGATGGCGACAGGATATGTCGTTCTCCGATCTGCGATACACGGCATTCAGGAACGTCCACGTCTTTCGCCGTAAGGCTGTGACCAAGCGCAAGGGATACACGGTGCTCAACTCAGCCGCGATCACCGGCGGTCCGGATATGCTCGGTGGCCTCGATGCCCACTTCGCCGATGCCACGCAGACCGTGATTGCTGTGGGCGGGACCGATGCCTACAACTTCGTCAACAGCACCCTCTCCTTCACCGCACAAAGCCTGACCCTGCAAGCCGGACAAGAAGCCGATATGCTGATGTTCTCGGACTACGCGATTCTGGCGAACGGGTATCAGTTCAAGAAGATGGATTGCACAGGAACGTGGTCGGATGTCGGTGGATCTCCTGGTCTGGCGAAGTTTCTCGCGGTCCACAACAACCGGCTGATCTCTGCCGGTATGTCGAAGAAGCCTCACCTGTTTGAGTTCTCTGCCGTCCGTGATCCGGATACGCGCGACAACGTAAACGACTACGTGCTTGTAACCACCCCTCTCGGCGAGGTATGCACAGGCATCGGATCGTTCGGCGATGACCTCATCTACTTCACCAGGCACAACACGATCCTTCAGTGGCAGAACCCTAGCAACAAGGGCGATTGGGACCGGCTCGACATCTCGAACCAGATCGGGAATATCTCTGCGAAAAGCTACACGGAGATTTCCCACCTTCCTTTTCCTCTGGCGGTGTTCTGGTCTGAGGAAGGGCCGTACGTGATCTATCGCCTGGGCGAAGGCAAGCCGATTCTGCGGAGCCTGTGGGAGTTCGTGCAAGATGCGATGAAGGGCGAGTCACCGAATCCGAATGCTCCTGGTTTCAAGGAGGAACGGTTCGGCAGCATCGTAGCGTCGTATCAGCCGAAGATTCAGGAGATACGGTTCGGCCTGTCCCTGGTCGGCGCTTCTGACAACAACGCCTGTCTCTGCATCGACCTTCAATCTCTCCTGGCATTCATCGGCGGCAACAAAGAGGCGCCGGATTACAGCCTCAAGGACAACGGGCAGACGAGCATCTACCCCTGCGATCAGCTGATGCCGATCCGTACCGACTCGTCCACGCTGCTGCCTTCAGCAAACGGCGTCGATCACCTGTATGGGATGCGCGACGGATTCCTGTATCGCCTCGATGAAGGCTTCACCGACGATGGCGAGTCGATCTACTATTACACGCGCAAGTCCGGATACTCAGGAGCCGAAGAAGGCATCGGCGAGCTAGAGAAAGTCGTGACTCAGGTGCGCGTGAGTGGGACGCAAGATTCCGACTACGCTATGCAAGTCCAGGTGGCGGCAGACGGCAACCAGGCCGTCGGCTCCGGAGAGTTCGACCTGGACGCCAACCTCGGAAAGTGGAAGGATGGCGGGGTGTGGACGACAGACCCGAACGTAGGGACGTGGAACGGCGCCGTCGTCGCCAGCTCAAGGGCAGATGTAGGAGTAAGAGGCAAGGTGTTTGAAGTGTCTATGCACGACCAGGGGGCGCTCAGTGGGAAGTTTGAGATGGATCGGATCGTCCTTGAAGGCCAACTCTACGAGAGGCAATAATGCCAACACTATCACTGACGCTCGATGGTGCGAACGGCGAGGCTCACGATTGGAACGACTGTCTGGTTCCTTTCAATGAGGTCAAGGCGCTCCTGAACACCACAAAGCTAGACTACCTGAATTTGCAGACGAATGGGATTCGCGTCACGAACATCAGCTCCCACGCGCACGCCGAAGCCGACCCGATCAAGGTCCGGAACGATACCGGCGGGACGCTCGCGATCAACACGATCTGCTATTTCTCGGGCACATACAGCGATGGGACAGACAACTACCCCACGATCGCGAAGGCTGTCTCGACCAACTCGGCCTCGACAACCAAATACGCTACGTGCATCCTCGACGCGGCAGTGGCAGACGGCGCCGACGGATATGTGAAACTCCTGAAGGAAGTGGAGAGTCTCGATACTTCGGCATTCACGGTCGGCGACCAGGTGCTTCTCGATGACACCGCCGGCGGCTACGCTGCGAACCTAGCTGCCCTCGGCGATGTCACTTACCGTGTCCAGGTAGTAGGTATGGTGTCCGTCGTCCACGCTTCGACGGGCCGGATCGTGTTCGGAGGGTGGCAGATAATACCACACTCAATCGCCGACCAATGCGTCCAGTGAGGAATCCAATGAAACGACTTCTTCTCGCGCTATTTCTATTAACCTTTCCCGTTAATACTTTCGCCGGCACGGTCACGCAAGCTACTCGCGCCGACACGCTGCAACTGGCGAACGGCAAGGTGTTAGATTCAAAAGGCACGACCATCGCTGACACCCTGAGAGCAGACTCGCTCACGGTAAACAATTTTACCGCGCTCGGCACGTCTAATATCTCTGGTTTCCCTGTCCTCACCGGATCTACGAATAATACTATCACCACGGTCACAGGCGCAGATGCCATCCAGGGCGAGGCCAACCTGACGTTTGACGGCACGACCCTGACGGTTACAGGCGATGTATCGGCTACGGATCTGGACGGCATCGTCGGGTCGAATACCCCGGCGGCGGTGACAGCAACGACACTCAATGCCACAGGTGGTGGTGCTCTTACTGGAACGTGGTCTGACCTCGGTGACGTAACCACGATCAATATAGACGGCGGGACGATTGACGAAGTAACAATGGGCGCGGGAACAGCTATCACATCCATCGTTGCTACCACGGCAGACATCAATGCAGGGACGTTCGATGGCGTCGTAGGCGGGACAACCCCGGCTTCTGCGTCAGCAACTACGATTACCGGGTCTGGTGTGCTGTCGATTGATGACGTAACGGAGACAACTTCAGGGACTGATGGCTCCATCCACACGGACGGGGGCTTGGGTGTCGCTAAAGACATCTATGTTGGTGACGATCTTCTTATTGCCACGGGAGGGGTGGTTAATTTAGACGGTGGTGACGTTACGGTAACCCATTCAGCCGGGAAGTTGACCTACGGTGGTGACGGTGCAGTCGAGATCGACTACAACAACCACGAACAGACCAACGTTGACATCGACTCAGGTGCTATAGATGGAACCACTGTCGGAGCTACAACGCCTTCAACGGGCGCGTTTACGACCTTATCTTCGGACGGGGCTACGAGCGTATATCCTGAGACATTCACGCTCAACGGTCGCGATACCACGATCACCGGATTCAGCGCGAACATCGTCAAGCGTTACAGCCTGAACGACCCTGCCGTGATGTGGGACCGCGATGAGTTTCAAGCGAAGGTCAGCGTGTCGAGCATCGGCACACGCGGCGATACGACTGCGGCGTGGCCGACGAACTTTGCGGTGGTCGGTGACGCTACTGGTGATTCGCTTGGGATTGTTAATACGGACACAGGGGAACAGTGGATCTGGTTTACTGATGGGGGGTCAGGCGCAAGTGATCTGAATGCGATTGGCCAAGCCGTAACCCAAACAGACGTTTCTTTTAAAGATGGCATCCTTCGCGCGACAGCAAACGGAACAAGCGAATATGCGGTTCTGGCAGAGATCGATTTTGTGAAGGATATGATATTCCACTGGTCAAATTCTGGAAAAGCCAGATACGGTGGAAATATCGGAATGCGGAACAGCGGGTCAGGTAGGGTGCTCTATACCTCAAGTCCAGCACTTGTTAATAATGTAGCATACGCCGTCGACGTGGTCCGCGATCCAGAGGGCGGCGTGGACGAGTTCGGGCGACCGTTGCACTACTGGATGGTCGGGACAGCAGATGAAGTGTCGTTCTACAATCCCGTCCTCAACGTCATATACGATTCTGCCGCATCTGGCTCCCCGATTCCGATTACGGAACTGGCGATTTCTCCGTTGGGACACATTGCTTGGGCGCAACAGGCTACTCGGGATGAGTTAGCCCTTGATTGGAACGTGTTTGCTGACTCCGATGCCGATGGGTATTGGGCGAACTGGAACCTGAACGGCGCGGCTTCTGGTGGTCGAGATATTACAATCAGTGACAGTGCTGTAATGAAGGGTCTTGCATACGGCAGAGGGATTGAGACAGGCGCAGGGCCAAGCGTAATTGTCGGGTCAGACGAGGGGCTGATAATTTCGACAGGGTTCCCAAACTTAGCGAATCTCCCGACTACAAGCATCCTTACTTATGAGATCGACGCCACGCAGAACGCGCCACCGTGGTCAGGCGAAGGGACAAAAAAGCGCGGTTGGGCTTTGAATTCAGTCTCAACTGTTACAAGCACTTTCGGGAGCGTTTTAACGAACAATAACACCGTCACGTTCCCTGCTGATTATGCTGATTTTGAACTCGACAATACTGAATACCTCAACATCGCAGATCACGCTGACTTCAATGAGATGACTGCGTTGACCGCTGGCGCGTGGATCAATCTGGAATCCGTAGGTGCGCTTGCAGGCATTATGGGGAATCTGAACTTAGACGCTACCACATCAGGCGGGTGGTTGATGTGGGTTGATGCGAGTAACAAGTTTAATGCGCGAATATCTGCTGGAGGAGGGGGTTCGGTAAGGACATCTAATGTGGCTCTGTCGGCAAATAAGTGGTATTTCGTGGCTTTGACGTGGGAAACCACCACTGGATTTTTAAAGATTTACGTTGATGGTGTTTTTCAGGATCAGTCTACAGTTGCAGGTTCAAGCATTGATAACAACGCGAACGACTTGCTGATAGGAGCCTACAAAAAGACTTCCGTAGCGGCGCACTTCGACGGGAAGATCAAAAACGCGTTCTTTCTTTCGCGTGTTCTCACCACGAACGAGATGAAAGCGTTAATCGCAAAAGAAAAGGACGCAATCCAACAGAACGTCATAGCCAACGATGTTCTCGTAGGCGCATCGGTGCAAGACGTGGAAACGGCAGAGGACGGTTCGATTTGGGTTCTCGCAGGAGCATCGACTTCAGCCGACTCAACGTTGCACCGTCTGACGCCGACAGGCATCCCGACAGACACGCTCACAGCAAGCGGTCTGGTTGACATAGACGTGTGGAGTGTGAACGGAGCCAAGCCAGACAGCTCCATCGAATCCTACGGCGTGGCGATGGCATTAGGCACTGGCGGTCTGCGGCTGATACAGCCTGATCCGGTGGTGGCTGATGTTGCCAGTAATGTAGCAAGCGTGAAGCCGACACCATCAGTGTTCGGGGTTATGGCAACCGGGGTTCCGATGATGCCGCGTATGTTCGATGCTATCGTGGACATCAACGGAGGTGGGGATTTTTATAGGATCCAGGATGCGATGGATCTCTATCCCGAAGGCGCAATCTTCATAAGGGATGGCGAATACAAGGAATCTCTTAGTGTTACTGAATCCGTTCACGACAAGCTCCAGTTGTGGGGTGAGAGTTGGCAGACGATTATATCCGGTGACGGATCGAACCATACAATAACACTGACTGCCGACCACGCTATAATTGCGAATCTGCAACTTAAAAACTACAGCGGGGAAACAGGGAACGCTGACGTAATCAACTACGCAGGGAGCGGGATAGTTTTTCACTGCCTGTTCACCGAATCTGACGGCCACTTCATTGAAGTCAACGGAGACTGTCAGGGCGGTGGTCCCGTTAATTGCGTGTTTAATGGTAGTGACTACCCGGGGCCAGATTCGTATATGATCCACGCAATCCAAACCGCGCTCGCGGTTAGGGATTGCATCTTCATAGGTGATAGTGGATCTGGGACACAGATACATAGCAATAATAGTGGTGACAGGCTGATGGTGACGGGGTGTTATTTTGGTAGCACTGACACTGCGGTTTACGTGAACGCGGCAACCTACTATTGTTTAATTGTTGGCAACTCATCGAACGGAGCAATTACGGACGCTGGCTCAGGTTCAGAATTATCCAGTAACGTTCAATGGTAAAGGAGAAAACAATGAACTTTTTAATTTTAGCAATGCTTTTCGTGTCACCATTGTCCGCACAGGAGCCTGATGCGAGTCCGGTTGACCCCGAAGTCGCGGCATTTCAGGCCAAGATTGACTCAGTGAAAGCTGTGCGAACACTGGCTCGACGCAGGGCCACAGTTGAGTGGGCTGACAGTATTGTTGTGGCAGATGCTTTGGCGGTTGATGGAGTGTCTTTTATGATAGACAAAGACGAGCATTGGCTGGTTGTTGATGTTCCTCTGTCAACTTCAACCCAGTTTGAGCGTGGGTTCTGGTTGTCGAAACTTGCAGAGGCACGGGACAAGTATTGGGCTAAGGATGTGTCAGAGGGCCGCGTCAGGATGCGGAAGGACAGGGCAATCAAGTTTCTTGAGAGCACCAAGAACGATCTGGAAATAGGGGGATAGAAGATGCTCGACCAAGTAACAGCACTCGTAACCGAGAATTGGGGAACCATATCCACAGTGGGTATGGCGGTGGGCGGGGCATATGCTCTCAAGGTCAAGGTCGCTATTGGACACGTCCAAAAAGCAATTACCGAACTGGAAGATGTCCGCGATGTCACTACTGCGGCGATTGCGGATAACCAGATTACGGCAGACGAAGCTGAGCGAATTGGAAAAGAAGTTAGCGAGGCGATACAGGCAACTCACCAAGCTGTAGACAGTGTTCTGGCAGTCATTCCGGCGCCGGTGCGAGCGGCACTGCCGTGGGGAAAGAAATAGGGGGCAGGAAGGATGCGCTTTGAACTACGAACCGTGGCCACCGCCGAGAGATCGGCGGTATGAATCCTATTCAGAAATGCAGATCCTTCATTGGATCGAAACTGTCGGACCGATTTTGGATGACGCCGGGAAGACTCGCCTCAACGAAGCCCTGGCAAACCGTCGCGCCGGCGGGCAGCGACTACACCAGAACAAAGACGGATACGTCGCGCGCAAGGTCAAACGAGTCAAGCGCCGGCGAGCAGAAGATCCGCCACAGCCTACGAATGGCGCTCTTGCCAAGTCGGGGGTATTGGGCGGCGTCGGATCGGGCATCTCTCTTGGAACAGTGCTCATTGGACTTGAGGTATACGAGAAAGTAAAGGACACCGGAATCGTGTGGGATGCAGTCTGGTTGCTTTCGATGATCGGGAAGGTCTTTGCGGGTATCGAGTGGGGCTTCGGTGATCTGGTGGCCCTTGTCGCGGTGGTCTTTATCGGTGGGCCGATTGTGGTCGGGTTGAAGCTAGTCAAGTGATCCTCTGTGGAGGCATGGGGTGATGGGGCAATATATGGACTCAATGAAAAGGGATCTGGTAGTCCTCGGCGTCGGTGTTCTGCTAGGCATCGGTGGCGCGCACCTCGGGTTTAACGAACGACTGATCCGCATCGAGGACAAACTTGAAATGGTGGTCGATAAGCACATCAGCGACAAGGCGATCCATCATCGCGCGGCACAGACGAGTGCGCTATGATGATGATGTTCCCCACATCTTCGCCGGCAGTAGAGGAAGCGTTGAAGCGGATTCTCATCGAGCTGCTGAAGGCAAATGTGTATCGCGCGGAAACGCCTGGACTCGGAGAGTTGAAGGATGAAGATGTTGAGGACAAAATCTAACCGGAGGTAGCTATGCTTTTGTACGGTCCGAACGGAAAGCCGATGGAGGTATCATCCGACGGCCTCGGGCGCGTCCAGGCGAGAACGATACCCGAGATCGCCGACGTTGAGGATGCGTTTAGCTGGACGCAGGTGCCTTACTCGACGGCGGCAAATGATACGTTGCTCGCGGTCAGGAACGAATCAAAGACGAAAATTCTCCATCTCGATAAGGTGGCGATCTGTACCGGCGCGGTGGCCTCGGTGTTCAAGGTTCACCTTATCACGGTCGTCTACACGAATGCAGGGACGGAAGTCCTCGGCGTCCCGCTGAACACAGGGCAGAACCCGACAGCTGACGCCACGGCGACGGCGGACGAGACGGGCAACACAGTTGCGGTTGCCAACATCATCCGGTATGTCACTCTGCCGGTAGACTCAAACATCGAGATTGATCTTCGCGGGTATCGTCTGGCAGAAGATAAGGCGATTGCCGTCGATGCCGTCGAAGCGACGATGACCGAAGCGTCGATAACTGTGGTCGGACACTACAAGAACTAATGTTCCCGCTGAACGCTAACAAGGACAGCCAGAAGGTTCCGGTGACGATGGTCAACGCCGGCGGCGCTCTTATGACGGGACTCCTGAACCCGACGATAGAGATCACGAAGAACGGCGCGCTCTATGCGGCGCCTGACCTGGGCACGTGGACCGAGATCGGGTACGGCGATTACACGGTCACGCTGGATGTCACGGACACGAACACAATCGGGTGGTTGATGCTCAGGGTAAAACACGCATCCTCGGCGGAAACGAAGGTGTTATGCACGGTCGGAATTGATCCGTCCGAGATGGTAGGTATCTCGACGCGCACACGTCGAACCTTCACAGGGAGAGACAGATGAGCAACCTCATAGGCACAGACTTGGAGCAGATCGCGATCTTCAAGAGGATCGTCACGATGCTTCAGGCAGGGATCGGCAACATCGAAAAGCTCGCGCACAAGAGGGACGTGGCGGTCGGCCTGGCAGACCTGGCCGAAGTGTATCAAGCCAACGGGAGTCAGGTAGGCGAGAAAATTCTTGAGCAGATGGTGGACCCGCAGGACTTGAACGATCAGATCATCCACGGCATACAGTCGATGCGCCGTGTCGTCGTCGGCGCCGTTCGTGACATCGGAACCGTGAAGTCAGCCGCTATGAACGGGGTGGCCCACGCGCCGGCTCCGATCGAGACACAACCCACGCCTCCACCTGAAGCCCCGCCAGACGAGGATGAGTTGGGCGAGGAATTGGAGCTAACAGAGGAAGAATAAATGGACCCCGCAACTATCGCATTGATTGCATCAAGTGTAATGAGCCTGTTTGATGGCGACGACGGCCAGGGCGCCGCTAGTCAACAGCAGGCTGAACTCAACAAGGAATTGCTCGGTATGTTCCGCAAGCGCGAGGACCTTGAGCTTCCCTTCCGAAAGAACCTTTTGCAGGCTCTGAACCGGAGGTCGCAAAAGAAGTTCCCTCGCTACAACCTGCCGAAGGCTCCACCTACGTTCAACCCGTTCCAGAACATGAGGACGAGTATGCCGACGGCGCCGAAGGGTGGTCAACAGGCGTCGAGGCCGATGAGCGGATTCCTGTCCAGGATGCAGCGCAAGCCAAACAATACGAGTGTGTTCAACTAGATGGCTTACTATGTCGGAAATCAACGCGTTGATAGCATCGACCAGCTCGATCCGGCTTTGGTGGCGAGAGTCAGGCGGCGGATGGCGGTCGATGGCGGTGAGTGGAGTAACCCCAACGACCTTCAGCACGTATTGTCGAAGGCGGAGCAGATCGGTGGGTCCTTCATGTTTTATCCGACTGCTGCGCCGACACCGACTGCTGCGCCGACACCGACTGCTGCGCCGACACCGAAAGCTGCGCCGACACCGACTGCTGCGGCGATTGCGCCCGAGGCTGTCCCTGACTCGACTAAACCCGCACCCGAAACACAGACCACCTACGCGCCAGTAACAGCTCCCAATCCGGTCGATCAGTCTTCCATCCCCGCTCGACACCCTGACGGAAGTCTGGTGATACGGGCAAGCACGTCAAACGGCACCACTAGATACTTCAACACTCTCGGAGAAGAAGTAGAGGGACCGCCGGCAGGGACCGGGGGAACGGGGTCCACCGGCACGGTGTCGACGATGCCCGTGCAGCCGACCCTTACTAACGACAATGGGACTGCATCCAACAATGACTCGGGAAGTGGTGGCTCTATGAACATCCAGTTACCTGACGACAGACTGATCGGGATGGACCAACTCAGCTACATCATCGACCAGATGGGCCTCGATGCTGGCACACTGGCCGACGTGTTGGACGACCAGAGGCTTGACCGAAGCGAGTACGAAACGCTTGGTCTGTCTCCGGATCTGTTCACTGGCGACCTGAGAGAGATGGGGGAGACTTTCTACACCACGGAGAGTTATCCCGAACTGTTCACGCCGGCGAACCCGATCCTCGGAAGCTCGATCGGCACGGACGAGCTGAGTCCGGAGGACAGGGTGACGGTCGGCGGCGATGTCGGTGGCTACGACAACCTACTGAGCTTGGAGAACAGCGGAGACACGACGGGTGGCCTCGCCAACGATGGCTCAGACCAGAACATCGTCATGGTCGATGGCCGGCCTGTGGATGTCGATATGTTCAAGGCGGCTTTCGGGTCTACGGAAAACGACGAAAACTGGCAACCTGGGTGGGATGTGGATGGCAGCGGCACGATCGACATGGCCGACTTCCTGAGAATCGGAGAGAGCAACCCGAACGACATACCTGGTCAAGACCAACCGACGGATCAGCAGATCATCGACGCCGGCGGCGGCTTCTTCCAGGGTGACGCGAGCGACGAGGATCTTCAGTCCCTCGATACCGCGCTCGGCGCCCACGGTGGCGGCGTGAGCGGCCAGGGAAACAACGACGATCCGGATCTTCTCGGTAATGACGGTTCCACTGGCGACCCGCCGGCGACCTACGACTACTCAACCTTCGACCCTCTGGCCGATCCGCCGGCGATCGTGGACGACACCGGAGTGTTGCGTGATGCGTTGATGAACATGATCTTGGGCAACACCGGCGCGATCGACATGCTCGGGTCAGAGTATGTGAACGCGATCGGTGCTCCGAATCCATACAGCGCGGGAAAGGGTAGCATACTCGACGAACTGGAAGGGATGCTGAAGCGGTCGAGCGATAAGGAGATGGAGAACATCGTCAACCGATACTCAGCCACGAATAAGCTAGGCTCCGGATCGTTCCGCGGGGCGCTGACGGATCAGATGAACAAGGGCTATCTCGATCAGCTCGCACAGGCGCGCATCGGCTTCGGGATGAAGGAAGCAGAGACATCGGAGGATATGCGCTCGAACCGTCTGGCGGATCTCAGAAACTTCACCCAGCAGATTATCGACAACCTGTCTGGCGGACTCGACCAGGCGCAGGCGATTAAGGCCAACGACATCGGCATCCAGCAGGGCGTGTTCAACGCGAACAACCAGAACTTCTACGACTTCCTGAATTCACAGCAGGGCGCCGATGCGTGGACGCAGTATCAGGAAGATGTCGGCTTAGATATGTATGCGAAAGGTCAAGGCGGGAACACTCAGCAGAACTCGATGCTTCAAGGCGCGACACAGGGGTTGGGCAACATCCTCAATCAGCCGCAGTCGAATCCGTGGGGCAATCTGGCTAGCGCCATTGCTTCTTATCAGTACAGCCGACCCCCGAAAGGTACCTGATGGGACTCAGCTTTAATCCAGGCAACGCGGCACGGACGGTAGCGATGGGACTGATGGGTCGTGTGCAGGGCGAGCAGATACGCCGGCAGAACGAGCGCGCCGATCTAATGGACAAGCTGTATCAGATCCGAGTTGACGAGGCAAGTAAACCGAAGTGGTCGCTTCAGCGTACCGCGACGGGCCTTAGACCTGTCGGAATCTACCCGGACGGGAGGGTCGAGTACGGCGATATTGTTCCAGGGAGCCAAGACCCAACGAAGGGGAAGTCTTACTTCACTGACGCCGAGGGCGGTCGTTGGCAACAGGACGATGCGACGAACACGATAAAGCCGGTAAAGATTGAAGGTGATAAAAAGCTACCGAGGAAACGTATCGCTCCCGCCTACATTACCGACGAAAACGGGATCAAGTATCAGATGATTCCCGCCGGCGGATCATACGATGACGGGACGCCGAAAATGAGAAAGGGTCCGGTTATGCACACGCCGGCGCCGTCTGTTTCGGAGACTGAGGACATAGTAGGCGAGACGGTCGTGTCGAAAGGACGAACCGAAAAGAGTCCAGGCTTTGAAAAGACATCGAACTGGAAAGCACCTCCCTCGTCGATCGTGCAGAGGCTAGGCAAGAACGGAGTGCCAGGGATCACGACATCATCGACCACGGAAGGCGCGACCACGATCTCCACGGAAACGGCGAACGAACTTCCGGTGCTTGAAACGGGCGCCGAGAAGCGCGCGCGTGAGGCGGCAGAGCGGTCGGTGCAGAAGCACGAAAAGGATATGAAGCCAGACGAGATGAGTGAGAACCAACTGCTGACGAAGTTCAACCAACTGTCGGGCAGTCTGGCCAAGCGCGAGGATGCCGTGCAAGAGAAGGGTGTTTTTTGGGATGGGCCAAAACCCGATCCAGTAGTGACGGCGGGGTACATCGCCGACCTCACGGAGATCATCGAGTTAGGAAAGCGCCTGAACGACAAGGGATACAAGTTCCCCCTTGAGAAGTATGAAGCATTGAAGGCCGAAGCCGAAGGACGCAACGCGGTCGAGGAATCAATGGGTCGCATTGACGATATAATCGGCGCCGGATGGGACGACGAAGAACCGGAGATGATCGCAGAGCGTGAGAGAGGTTCAAGGTTTGAGCCAGCCTCACCGGGTGAGCCTGAGAATCAGGGTATAGCAGGACCGATGGAACTGGCGAAGCTACCAAAGGAACAGCAGGAACGGATCTACGTCTCAATCGCTAAAGATGTATTGGCGAATGGAAGAGAGACGGTCGATCAAGCACAGGCACTTGACTTCTTCGGTGCAGCGCAGGGCGAAGGAAGTCTCGTGAACATTCAGGAACTTATCGCAAAGGGGTTGATCACGCAGGAAGAGTTCGACGCACTTGGTCAGATTCCAAATTCAACTTCGACAAAATGAAGATATGAACAAGCTGTTCACTCTGGTCGGCAAAGGGTCTGCGATCGAGATCCTAGACTACGCCGGCGAGGGCTTCGGTGGTGGTCAGGTCCATCCCAAGACAGGGAAACCTTACAAGGTCCACGGTCAGACAGGAAAGAAACTGGCGTCCCTATGAGCAAGAAGAAAATCACCGACAGGCAGATCGAGAAGCTACGCGAGGCGTATAAGATCGCCGTGCATGTGGACGAAGCACAGCTACCGCCGATCATCGGGGAAACGATGAAGGTGATCCCCTTCGTTGAGAGTTCCACGCGGAAGATGCAGACTAAGATCCGAAACTTCGCGCTCAGTAAGGGGATGACGCCGGCAGACTATTTCAGGGAGATCGAGGCGCCGTTGATGACTCCAGTCCAGTTAGAGATAATGGCGGTTGTCGAGGAAGCGCAAGATATGCTGTCGTTGGGAACGATCCCTGCGGCACTGCGAGCCACCGGCGCGATGGACGACAGGAAAGCGACCGAGGGGTTGGTGACGGAGTTCAGCCCTGGGGATTATCTCCCAGAAAGCACGCCTGAATGGATGAAAGAAGCGACGAGGAATGTAGCTCCCTCGCGTTTTTTAGGTGGCCTTGTCGGTGGTGTCGGTGCGGCGAAGGGCGCCCAGATGTTGATGAACAAAGCGTTCGGGATGTCGACGGGGTTGACTTCAGCCACGAAAGAAGCGGCGAAGGCCGGCGTGAAATTGCCGGCGGCAGGGACGAGCGCGACGGAGAAGGCGATGCAGTTCGCATCGAACCCTCGCGTGGTGCAGTCGATGGAAATGGGTATGGGCTTCGGCGCTATGGAAGTGCCGGCACAACTCATTCGTTCAGGTCTGGCCGGCGAGGACATCACGGCAGACAAGGTTATGGAAGCGATGGCGATCGGGATCGCTACGGGTCTGGCCTTCGATATGTTTATCGCGATGGTGCCGAAGGCGCTCCGTGCGAGCCGGAAACAGATTATGGAAATGCGCCAGGCGTACCGATCGAGGGACGTGAGAAAGAGGGGCATCGAGTTAAAGCCAGAGATCGACAGGCTGGTCGAAGAAGCCAACAAGCGCGGGATGAATCCTCAAGATTATCAAGGGCCGGCGATACAGCACCAGATCGACCAGACGAGCGGCAACCTGGACGCTCCGATCCAAGAGCATACGGGCGTGGTCGAGACAGGCGATGGAGTCTACCGCCAGGAGCAACCGCCAGGCATCGACGACACGATGCGTCGGCGCGCGATAAAGAATGAGTCGGCAGAAGAAATAAAGTCGATGGAAGCGGAGTTGGACGCGGATCTCCGGCAGTATGATGGACAGGATCGCAAGGTCGTCCACATCAGAGACAACGTGCCGATCGAGAACTTGGGGCAAGGGGCTGAGTTCGCCGATGACTTGGGCGAGGTGTTCGTGGTGACGCGTTCGTCGAATAGACCTGGCCGGCCTGTTCTGGCTCGATCGACGGAGGATGGGCTGATCTACGAGATGGAGCCGCAAGAAGTCCTGACGGTGCGAACGCTACGGGACCGGATAACACCAGAGAAGTCGGTCGAGGCGTCCGGAATACCGCCAGAGGACGCTCTGATGGGCATTCCAGAGGGTCCAGAGGGTACATCGTCGTCCGGAAGGACCACGGTTGGGCCTGTGAAGTCCATAGACGCGCCAGAATCGACGGTAATTGCGCCTGACCCGAAGCCGACAGTCGTTCCTAGCGTGGATGACGGCATAGATACCCGTCCTCAGACGGTGGCTGAGTCTGTTCACCTCTTGGAAGGGCAGATGAAGTCCGGATTGGGCGAAGAAACGCTTGGTCGGATCGAGGATAACGTCAAGGCCATCATCGGAGAACGGCGCCTACGGGCTTTCAAGAAGCAGATCGACGAGGTTTGGCGGGAGAATCCTGACGATCCGGTGGCGAATATGTATCGCGCACGGATCGAGTCGGAGATCGCCAAGTATGACGCGCAGAAGGCACAGAGCAATGCGCACGATCAGTTCGCCGACGATGTGGTCGATCCGATGGGCAAGGCGCCGACCGAGGAAAGCGCGGCGGCAGAGGTGGCACGTCAGGAGGCAGAGGCCGCGAAGCCGGCGGGAGATCCACCTTCGCCGGCGGTGTTGGATGCACTCGACAATAGTGATGTGCGGTTGGCGCGTGATGCTCGTCTTGCTGAACTGAAGGCCGAGACAGAGGTCCAGGCACAGAAGTGGGACGAGTACTGGCACGGCAAGGATAGCTACGCCGAACTAGAGAAGCGAGGCGACGAGGCAGGGATCGCCAAGTGGCGCGCGAGGGAGATGGATGTCCGTGCGGAGCGCCAGGCTGTCTACGATGAGATCAGAGCGGTGAAGGCCGAGACTCCCTACACGACGGATGAGGTACTCGATCAGCTTGCGAAGATCGAGGTGGCTGACGATGCTCGCGAGTGGTTCAGTGACTACGGTGCGCGAGTCTATCAGATCGTCGATGAAGCCGGCCTCGATCCTCACTCGTTGGAGGTCAAAGGTTTCGATGTTGGGTCGAGCCGCAAGCGACAAGAAATAAGTATGAGCAGTAGGTTGTGGTTCAACGAGAAGGGCGGGGCCGTTAAGAGTTCCTTCGACAACTTCGTCAAGCAGGTAACGAAGGCCGATGCCGAGAAGGGTGCTGAGATGAGGCGCCTGGTAGATGCCTACATCGACTTCCATACTGGCGATTGGTCGAAGATGAAGTACGGTCAGTTTGTTCGGCGCCCGAAGAACCTGGCAGAGAAAGCCAAAGACGACGCGGCGCTCCGTGACAAGGGTGAGAAGCCGAAGCCTGTCGCGCGGGAAGGATCGCGGTCGGAGTATGAGGCCGAGTCGTCCGGAGGCAACACGCCGGAAGCGGCTGAGTCTGTCTTTGAACAGGTGGCGGCAGAACTGGACAACTTTGAGAACGAAGCGGCAATACTCATTGACGAAGGCACGTCGGGCCGCAGTCGCAAAGGCAAGGAACTGAATCAGAAGCAGATGGACGAGGCGATCGAGGCGAGCCAGAGCATCGACCAACAGATGGAGGATCTTGTTGCGACGGTCGAACAGGAGTATGGCAAGGAAGGTGTCGACCGCCTGGCCGAAGTCCTCGGGTGGGACCCCCGCGTTCCGCGAGAGTTTGAGGGCGGTGGTTCTCTGCCGACGAACGGGAGCGAGCCGCGACCCATCTACCACGCCAACGGCAGTCCGATCGTCGTAGGTGATCGCATCGAGTACGGCGGGGAACGCCTCAACGTCGAGTTCATCGACCTTGAGAAGCGGCTCATCTCAGGGACGAACCGTGGCAAGCCTGTGTCTGTCGTCGTGGATGCGAAGCACCATCCTACCAAGCTCGGCAAGGCATCGAAGAAGAAGCCACCGGCAGAACCGAACAAGTTCTCGCTCCGTGGTTTCATCCTTGCGTATGGTGGCATCGACGTGGACGCGATCACGAACCCCACCGGTGCGCGGATGAAGTACAGGCACAGCATAGACATGAACGTCGTAGCGAACACCGGACCCAAGAAGATATTCCGCAAGGCCGGCACTGGTGGCAAGACTCTCGATCAGATCGCGGAACTGCTGAACGAGGTAGATGTCGACGAGGCTGACGCTGAGATCCTTGCGATGATCGCCTCGATCCGGAAGCAGTCGGGCAACGCAGACGGTCCATTGACCGGCGACGACATCGGTCCTCTCCTGGCGCGCAAAGAGATTATGGATGTGGACCACGGCAACGCAGTCGAGGATGCCATCAGCGAGGGCGATCGACGCGCGGCAGAACAGATGGGTATCGACCCTGACAATCCGAACGCGCTCGATGACGACTTCAACGTCGCCAAGTTCGTAGACGAGCTAGGCGATTCTCCCTACGATGCGGAGCCTGGATCGGATCTGGCACAGCTCGTCAACTTCCGGAACGCAGGGATCGACGCACTCAAGAAGGGCGAGTCGATCACAGGTACCAAGCTGACGCCAGAGATGCGCGGCAAGTTGGTCGAGCAGATCGCCGACGCCGATCACGAAATCAAGCAGATGCAGATCCTTCGCGGCAAGCCATCGGCGAAGGGCAACAACGCCGGCAGGCCGGCAGCGGGAGCGCAACAGGCACTTCAGGGTACGGCGATGGACCCCGCCGAGATCGCCAGGCGCGCAGACCAGGCCGCGAGCAGTCAGCAAGGTCTGTTCGGTGGTGACGATGCTCAACGGATCAAGGATCTGAACGACGACATCATCACGATGAAGAACCGCCTGAAGGAGATGGAAGATAGCTCCGTCGATCCGTTCAGCGACGAGGCCGACGGCCTACGTCGAGAGATCAAGCAAGCAGAGGATGAGATCACTGGTCTGCAAGGTGGCGACCCGCCGATCGGTGGTGCGGCTGACTTCCCCGGTCAACGTCGAGGACCGAGAGGTCCGGAGCATAACAACCGGCTCATCCACGCGCGAGAGAACAACATCTTTGGTGGTGACAAGGAAGCGGCGAGACTGTACCGCGAGCAAGTCACCGGCAAGAACAACCCGATGGACATGACGGGCGAGGAACAGCAGACCTACATCGCTCACCTACGCCACAAGGAACGCATCCGCACAGAGGCAGTGGCGCGCGACCAGGACTTGACGCTGAACGAGCTTCACGAAGCCGGCGCCAGAGATCCGGACGATCTGCTCGGCGACCTGGGTGGCCGCGAGCAAGCGGGACTGCCCGAAGAATTTGCACAAGAGATGAGGCCGGAATCCATTGTGATGCAGACGCCGACGAGTAAGTCCAACCTGTCTGGAACTTTTTTAGGCAGTTTGCTTGTTCGCGGTGGCGATGTTCCAAAACACCTCCGGAAATTTTTTACAGATAAAATGGGGGTCGTACATCATCGGTTCAATGGTGGTGCAGAAACGATGCGCTTGATGTTCAAGGAGTTGGGCGATAGGACCACGGAACTTCACGCGATCGCAGAGGAAGCACAGATGTCTGTAGCAGAGGGTCGCAAGGTGATGATGGCGCTCGACGGACAGATCGAAGTGCAAGCCCTCGGCGATCCGCGCCTCATCAAAGTCCACAATGCGAGCCGGCAGATCCTAGACGACCTGGCCGACCGTCTTGAGTTGGCTCCGGACCAGAGGATAAGCGAATATGCGCCTCATATTTTCAAGGGCAGACTCGGCGAGCTGATAGCACAGGAGTTGGCCGGCGAGACAGGTATGAACGTCGCGGCGCAGGCTGTCAACTTCGATTGGCGTGGTCGTCCGACGACTGTGCCTCGCGTTCCGCAGGCGAAGTTCTTCCAACATCTGATGAAGCGGAAGGGCGCCGAAGGCTACGAGATGGATTGGGCCACCGTGATGCAGAGTTACACGCGCGGTGCGACACGGAAGATTTACATCGACCAATTCTTGAAAGAGGCGCGCGTCCTCATAGGCCAGACGCCGATGCACGGCAAAGGCTCGACGGTGCGCGAGGAAATGTCGAGTTACGCCTACTTCATGGCCGGCGGGACGACCAAGACAAAGCAACGGCAAGCACACTTCCTGGCAGACTCCGAAGCCTTCAACGGTGGCGTCGATCGGATGATGGCGTTACTCGCTCCTGGCACGTACGCCAAGAACCTCGGTATGATATACGACAACCCAGAGCAGATGCTTGACTGGTACCGCAAGGTGGTCGAGATGTCGCACTTGCCAGAAGGTGCAGAGAGTGGTGCGGAGCGTGTGACCAGGGCAAGGGCGGCGGCGGCGATCGCGATCGACGACCTACGCGCACAGCTGAGTAACCCGAATGCCGGTCCTGTGGTGCTGAGTCAGTTGCAGAGGATCATGGCCTGGCACAAGCTCGGCGGCAACATCGCACACTTCGTGACCAACTCGACACAGTTCCTGGTCAACAGTGTTCCGGAACTAGGGGCGCAAGCGGCGGGACGTGGCGCTAAGATGTTCTTGGGTCATATCTCTCGACAGGCGTCGGCGCGAGGTAACTGGCGTCTGGTGAATCAGTTCCTGGGAGGGCAGAAAGACCAGGTAATCAAAGTCGGCAAGGTGTCAACTGCTGTGTCGGATCTGCTTGCAGAGATCCGGCACGACGTGCCATCGCATTCGGAGTTCCTTACGCCGTCGCGATTCGGTCGCAAGTTCGCGGCGACAGAGGACATCGTGTTCAAGCCGTCACAGTGGTCGGAGTATTGGAACCGTGGCGCTACGGTTCTGGGCAAGTACGAGGACGCGCTCAGGAAGATGGACGACTTGCCGAATACCGATCCCATCGAGGCGCATCGCCAGGCGTTAGAGCAAGCTGTTCAGGCAGAGCAAAAGACACAGTTCATATTCAACAGGTCAGGGACGCCGAGGTTCTTGCGTTCGCCGCTGGCGCGAACGATGTTTATGTTCCAAAGCTACACGATGCATCAGATCAATTTCTCCTGGGACATCTTGAGGGACGCGACGGTGAATCCGACGAAGGAAAACCTGTCAAAACTCGCGCTTCACTTTGGTAGCTACGCGGCGTTGCTCGGTCCAGGTATGATGGCCGGCTACGAGACAAGCGATCGCTACTCGCATCCGATGGTTGACAAGTATGACCAGTTGATGGGGAAGGAGCGTCGTGGGTCGGAGCCGCCTCTGTTGAACTTCTTCGGCGGTGTCTGGGCCGGAGCGATCTGGCAAGCAAAGGAATGGGTCGTCGGCAACCAGGACACAGGCCAATATGTAAAGAGAGGCTTGGCGCCGGCGGCGGTGTCGAGGATGATACCACGCGAGGGCGAGGGTCCGATCGACTACACGATCCGGAACGTGACGGGGCTACGGCCTACGCGCGAGGCCAAGAAGAAAGACCCACGTCGGCGTCGGCGTCGGCGTCGGAGTTTGCGAGGTCGAGCGGATTAGTCTAATTACAGTGTGGTGTGCGATCCCCTTCGGTGAGAACCGAGGGGGATTTTTTTGTGTGCTTGACCCTGTGAGACTATCTAGGTATCATTGTGCGAGAGTGACAGGGGTGAAACTCTCATCTTAAGGCTCGATCGCCCTGGCGGTGCTTGGTCGGCACGACCCAATCCGAGATGCGGAGGCATCGTCGGGGCGGTCACTTCACAAGGAGGTAGTGGATGGATCTATTCCCCATCAAGTCGCTTCAGCAGATCGCGTTCGAAGAATTTCATCGGGACAATCCTCACGTCTACAAGCGCCTGGTGGACTATGCGAACAAGGTGTTGGCGACGGGTCGGAAGCGGTATGGTATCGCCACGCTGTATGAAGTGCTGAGGTACCGGACGGATCTTCAGACGACGGGCAAAGAGTTCAAGCTGAACAACAATCACAAAGCCTACTATGCTCGTATGATGATGCAGCTCGGTGACATTCCGGGTGGATTTTTTGAGTTGAGAGTCGCGCGAGCGGACGAGGAAGAAGTGGAAACGGCGTAAAGAAAAAATGCCAAAAACAATGGGGTGCGCGTTCTGTGGTTATGAGTTCGATGCGGCCTGTGGTCGCTACGGTTGTCCGAACTGTTTAGGAGAGGGATTAGACGATATGCCAGAGGAAAACGGTGAGTCACGTAGGAAGATGCAAGTCAGAGATACGATCGAGGGCAAGATCGAGGGATTGAAAGGCGAGTCGGAAGCACACAGGGAAGAAATGCGCGACCTGTTGGTGAACACCACGCCTCTGAGTAACGCGGCTGTTGACGCCGCGTTGGATGTGGTGCAGATCGAGTATGAATCGCGGATCAGCTTGGTGGTGGACACGCTTAGATGGGTGATTGGTGACGGCCAATTCCCGATCGACGATGCCTAGAAAGGTCTACTACTACACTGTGCGCGACATCGTGGCCTTCTACGGCGTGAGCAACAAGACGGTCTGGCGTTGGATCAAGGACCGGCTCATCCGCGCGAAGAAGCGCAATGTCGAGGGTGAGTCACGTCGCGTCTGGTGCGTCACGGTGGCAGAGTTCGATAAGGTGGGGGCGATCGTCGCCTACAATGAGGCGCGAATGGCGCCTGGTATCCGAAAGCTGAATGCAGAGCGATCGGAGACATTCAGGAAAGGGCAAGAAAGTGGAGATAATCGACAAGCATCCGGACTGCGATAATGAGGAATTGGCGCTCGCCATCCTCGCCGGTTGGGAAAAGGGGTTGCGATTGCCTGACTCCTACATCACATCTGTCTACGGCGCCGATCCACCGCGTCGGTATGTCGGTATGAGTTCTGCAGGGCGGTGTCGGCGTCAGATCGTGCTGAACCGCAGGGAAGATTTTGAGCCGTCTGTGACCACGGCATCACAGCTTGATACGTTCCGCGTCGGGCATCTGATGGAGGCCGACACGCGCGCCTGTTTGCAGAGGGGCGGCATCCCGATCGTCAACGATCAGTTCGCCGTTCACTTCTACACGACGGGCGATGCTGAGTCCGTTCACGGTCACATCGACGGCCTGGTGTATTGGGATCTGTTCGTCGGCACGGAGAAAAACGAGCCTGACGTTCGCGAGGTCGTGTATTCGGAGTATCCTCACAGCTTCCTGTCGGTCGCTCTGTTTGAACACAAGAAGCTCGGCGACTATCCGTGGAAGCTGTGCATCGGCAAGAAGGGATTCAAGCGGGACGCGCCGATGGAGAACGTGGTCCGCGAGGAAGATGGCGGGTATGTTCTGAGGCAGGGAACGCTTCAGCGCGTTCAGCACGAATACTATCAGCAGATGCAGTGCTACATGCTCGCGCTCCGGAATCGGGCTGTGCCGGTCACGCGGGGAATCTTCGTAGGTCGCAACCCCGATGGCAAGGCGATCGCGGTCGAGGTCGTGAACTTCGACGCTCCCGAGGCCGAGATAGCCATGTCGCGCCTGGTCAGCTGTGTGAACGACTACGGCAACGGTCTGATCCCTGTTCAGGATCACACGCCTGGTAAGGATTGGAACTGTGATTACTGCGCGTACCGTGGTGCGTGTGAGGATCTTGGTCCAGGAGATGGGCCGATCGAGAAGGTGCTGAACTTGACGGAGGGTGGCGATGGAAGCTAAAGAGATTGAAGTAATGGATGCGGTGGCGATGGGCCAGGAGCCGCCGCCATCGGATAGCACGGACGGGCAACCGGACGGCGCGATCCCGATCGAGCAGTTGAAGCCTGTCCCTCACACGGCACTCACGCCGATGGTAATGCTGAGTCAGGCCGTCCAGACCGGCGCCGATGTCGAGGTGCTTGAACGTCTGGTCAGCCTCGCGGAGCGGTGGAAGGCATCCGAAGCGGCTACGGCCTTTTCGGTTGCACTCTCAGCTATGCGCGATAACTTGCCGATCCTGTTCAAGAACAAGTCGGTGGACTACAAGTCAACGCACTACAAGTACGAGGATCTGGCCGGCGTGGTCGATCAGTTGGCGCCTGTCCTGGCTGAACACGGCCTGTCGTTCCGATGGCGCACCGATACGGAGACTCCTGGCACGGTCAAAGTGACCTGTATCCTGTCCCACAAGGACGGTCACAGTGAAGAGACTACGCTAGGCGGTCCTGTGGACAGCTCGGGAAGCAAGAACGCGATCCAAGCGGTCGGGTCGGCTGTAACCTACCTTCAGAGATATACGCTTAAAGCGGCTGTGGGGGTCGCGGCGAGCGCAGATGACGATGGTCGAGGCGGGAGTGCTGTGGGACGTGGGGAGGCTCCCGCTTTCGATCATCCCGATCCTGGCACGAACTATCCACCTGACCAGGGTCAGACTGTGCCGGAATACGATGTCGAACTGCGGATCACGGACGCTCAGCGTAAACTCGTTCTGAAGCTGTCGAAGTCACACGTTTGGACCGAGAAAGAGAAAGCCGACTTTGAGAACTGTGCAGAGTGGTCGATGGATCGAGCCAAGAAGGGACTCGATTGGATGCAGACCGAGATCAAGAAGCGCAAGGACGCGGAGCCGAAGCCGATCAAGAAACTCACGTTGGGTCGTCTGAGGTCGGCGACAAAGGGAAAGAACGTCGAGGGCGTGTGGGAACTGATCGGCATCGAGGAATGCAAGGAGCCGATCGACACAATGACTGAGGACCAGGCGCTTGCCTGTTTGGAACATCTGAAGTAAGCCCTTAGTCGTCGATATTAGGGGAGATAGCGACGGCGACAGGGAATAGAAAGGCCGGCAGGGTTAGCTACCCCGCCGGCCTTTTGCTTTCCGATCCGCTCGCCTAGTTAGCCAGGGCGCTCGCCTCTGCCGGATCGTCGCACTGAATCTCGTAGATCGGAATCTCGCTCGTCTTGGTTCCAACCTGGACACGTCTGCAAGTTGCGCCTTCGGCATCCTCGCCGCGAACATCGCCACTCACTTCCAGGGGAATCATCAGACCAGGACGCGCCTCATATTCCAACTTCCACTTGAAGGACGCGCAAGTCTTTTCCATCTTCCCGATCCGCTTCCAACCGGCGTGGGCCAGGGCGGTCAGGAGCGGGATCGAGTCGGTGTAGGCGTTGACGTAGAAGTTTAACTGAATCGAACCAGAGTAGGTCCACATGCTGTGGTAGGAGAACAGTTCTTCAGCGATCGCCTCGACGCAAGCGTAGTGCGGTGACAACTGCGTCAACTTCACGCGCCGTTCTTCCAGGTTGTTAATCTCTTTCCGGATCGCTGGGTGTAGGTAGTTCTCTGCTCCGATCATATCGCTTTGACCTTTCGTGTATCCTCGACCACCTCTGCCGTCACTCCCTTCTCCACCGAAGGGCGCCCGTCGATCGGGTCCACGTCGATCGTGGTGAGCTTGCTGAACTTGTGGATGATATATCCGTGTTTCTTCGGTGCTGCCGTGCCGTCGGCGTTCATGTTCTTCTTCGCTTCCTCGATCGTGAGGCCGGCGCCCCACTGGTTCATCGTCAGAGCGTAGTACATAAATTTCTTCATTCCCAATCCTCCAATATGGCGTGTTCCAGGTGGCGAAAAAAGGCACTGACCGCACCGTTGTGGCCGGCGCCTGGTATCTGTTGCTTGCGCGCGAGAACTTTGATCCTTTCGTGGTCTGCGCGGTTGAGAAAGACCAGGACGCGAATGTCTGGTTCGGGCGGCGGTCGCTCGATCTCTGCTCTTGGGGCCGGCCTCATTCCAGGCCTCTGAAGTTGGTGACGTGGACGGGTGTGTCGCATCGCCTGTAAAGTAGCTCGGCGCCCATCCGTTCCCCTTTCGCCTTGCCGTCCCAAGTGCTGTATGCTGATTGGTCGGCGAGTAGTTTCTGCACCGTGCCTTGCACCTTCGCGTACAGGTTGGGCCGGCTGACGTTTTCTTGGGGGGGTTTATCGTGAAAGTAGAAGTGCGATCCATACGGAACGTCATAAAGGGTCATGTCTCGTTCGCTCATATCTGCGCTCCAGGTGGTAATGACTTCCGGTATGCCTGGAATCCATACCAGGCTTCACGGGTGCTTTTCGGTGTGTCCTTCTGCGTGTCGATCCAGGCGATCCAGGCCGCGCGTATCGCGTCGCTCTGCTCGTCGTTTCGGCTATTCACTAGCATGTTAAATTCACCTCTGGGCATCTTCAGAATCTGTTCTTTGACTGTCGACATTGTTCTCCGTTTCTATGTCGCGCCGGATCTGATCGCGGCGTTCGCGCTCGATCGCTTCACGTTGTTTCCTGGTCAATTCACAATCCGGCATTGTGTCGTGGTCGCCGTGTATCCAGGTGTCGATATTGGGGATGTTCATAAATTTGCGCCGGCTCCGTCCCAAGCAGCCGGCGCCCTTTCGTTGGTTTACTCTTCGCCTTCTGGTATATCGCCGTTTGCGATATACATCAGGCAGTCACAACAGACGGACCAATGCATAAGCCCCTTGCGTGGGTTGCCCTCTTCTACAAACGAGTGGCAAACGTGCCGCGATCCGGCGAGCCTCGACCCGCAACCTTCACATTGCTGACAGCTGAACTCGTCCGTATCATCCTCGCCGCAATCGGAGCAATCCTCGACCAGACCAGGCATTAAGTGGTACCCCTCGGAGTATTCCGCGAACCGCTCCGTAAACGTCCTGGCGCCCTCGCTCATTGTTCGGCGTCCTTCCGTACCTGCTCGATGGTCCCGCACTCGTTGAAGTCATCCCACATGGCCTTCGCCGTTTCTAGATCGTCGCCGTTTAAACGCCTGGTCGCGCCGTCGAACCAGTTGAGATAAACGAAGTCAACGCGATCGGGACCATAGAACCGCAACTCTTCAGACGGGCCACCATAGCTAATCTGATAACGCCAATACCCCGCATCATTGTCGAATGTGCCAGGCGTCACGTAGTCAAAGGCCAGGCCGTAGTTGTACATCTCTTCGCGCGCGTTCTCTTCTAGGACGTGCGGTTCCAGAAGTGATCGAACGTCGATCCCTTGACCCTCTAAGAACTCAACCAGGGTGTCGTTGTCGGTTTCGTGCGCTCGATACATCGCTTTCAGGTCTGCCATCCGTGAATCAAGCGCGCCCTGCACCCGTTCGTCACATGTCGGCTGTTCGGTTGTTGTGTCGCTCATTTGCTTAATTCCTCCGTGTATCGTTCATAGGCGCGCGCGTAACACGTCGCCGTATAGAAGTTGCTCTGCCAGATCCTGCGCCCATTGCGTCGTACCTCGTACCTCGTCCCGAGATCCCAAAGTTCCACCTTCGACGGATCGCACCCGTCGAAGGGGAACATGCGTTGTATACATTTCTTCATCCGCTCGGCTCCGCACCAAAGTCGATCGGATGGGTGATCTCAGGAAGGGCCGGAAGCTCAGTAGGTTTAACCAGGGCGCCGTCATGGTACTCCGGAACCTGGGCGCGCGCCTGGTCTATAAGTGCGTCGATCTGCTCCACTTGGCGCGCGGCGTTGCCTTTGATGCCGTATTGCTTGCGAGCAATCGAGCGGCACGTCTGGCCGCGTTTCGCTTTGATCCCGCAAGCCTCTAACTTGATCCCGCTTTTTAAGGTGATAAGCCTGAACACTTCGACAGCCTGGGCGCCGGCAAACATGGTACCGCCGGCGCCGTGGTCGATGTGGCTATTCATAATGGGTTCCTCGCTTTTTAGTCAAATCTCCGAAAAGTTAAACGGTGGGCGATTTCCCGCCCCCATTCGTAAGCGATCAGATCAGCCCCGCGATATGCAAGGGTGTAGTCCAGGCGGTATCCTTTCACGCCGTTAAGGAATGCCCATATTTTACTCATACCGCGGCCTTTCCTGGGGGAAGATGGCGCCGTATCGAGTCTCAAGTGTAACCTCATAGCGTCCTTCACTCAGTACGGAGCCAATATCAGAACGGCGGTCCGCGTTCTCGCGTTCTGCGGTCTGCATCTCTTGCGCGTAAATCTTCGCGGCCTGGTCTGCCGTCGTGCGGATCGAGCTAGACGGTACGCCGTACGTGTACCACCAACCACCCTCCTCAGGTCCGCCGCTTGCCTGGTCAACCAGGTGGGTGTTCACGTACACCTCGGTATGTCCGTAGAACTCGCGGAGCGGCTTGTATTCGTCGGTGTGGTCCTTGACATAAAGCGCGCGCGGCTTATCGTCGGGCGTGTCTCGATATGTCGTGTCGAAGTCTCCAGGGACCGGGACCGGGAGCCGGCGCGGGTTTACGCCTTCGTTAAATACGGGGTCGTTCGTTACGTCTGCCATGCTCGATACCTCAAGAAAAGGGCGCCCGATCGTGTAGACTCGGGCGCCTGGATTGGGTTAGAGTTCGGGCGTTGCCGCGTTGCGCTCGCTTGTTGCGTTATCCTGGCGAGCAATCGCCGCGTGTGTGTCCTCCCAACTTTGCCCGTCGTGGTGTCTCATTGCCTGGCGAACCAGACCAAAAGTGTCGCCTAAATTCCACTCCATCAGCAAACGTCTTGCGCGCCTCTGATCTTCGGAAGGTGGGCGCGGCGTCAAGGGAACCGATACGCCACCACATGCGCCGATCGTCGCGCCGGCTTCAAGTACCTCAAGCGCGCGGATCACGGTCTGGCGTTCGTTCCTGGTAAGAAAAGCGGTCATATCATAGACTCCAAAATGAAGGCGCCCGATCGTGTAGACTCGGGCGCCAGGTGGTTAGGAGCGTGTGTCTTTGTGAATCGCGCCATTCGTGCAGCCCGCGAGCGCGGGGAAGTCCAGGACTTCGAGATCGAGCGGCGTGTCCAGGTCGACCGCCGGACGCGTCGATACCTCGGCCCAAATTTGCACCCCATCGACAATCTTGGTATGACGCTCGTCTTCCCACGTGACCAGGGACGTATTGTCGACCAAGTTGAGGGAAGACAAGGCGCCGCGAAGGGCGCGGGCCTGATCGATCGTCAACGTAGCCGGGAAACCGTCTCCCAAGTCTATCGCGACCATTCTGGTGTCTTCGGACATGTGGGTCTCCTTCATTACGGGTTGGCCGTCCATACTCGCGCGCTCCGTGTGAGAGCGGAGTATATACTGAGGAAAGATACGACTTGTCCAGGTTCGCGTCAATTGCTAATCTCACAGAGACGGTTAGCCGGTGCCTGGTTCGGAGCTGACCAGGAAACCGCCTGGCCGGATCGCCGCGCCTGGACTGAACCGACCGACCAGGTGCAAACGAGTTGCACTTGTGTGCAACACATCTGCCCAACACAGGACCCCGACCAGGAGCCGCTCAAATGAATGCAGCTGATGACCAGGACAACGCCGGCCAGGTAGACCAGGACGCCGACCAGGACGCACCGATCGAGCCGGTCGGTGCCCTTCAACGCGTCGACCAGGACAAGGCTATCAGGCTAGCCCAGGCGATCGAAGGCGCCGCGATCGACCAGGCCGCAGAGGTTTACCAGGCGTTCACAGATCAGGCAATCAACGGGCGATCGTGGCGGGCACAGGACGCCTGGCTTGCGCGCTTCCTCGATCCGATCCGCGACCGGGCCAGGGCTGACCAGGACGGCGCCGATCTACCCAGGGCGATCGAAGACGGGAGCCTCGCGGAACTGGTCACCGATCTCGCAGAGCGCATCGCCATTCGTGGTGGCCTCGATCTGGCCCAGGTGGGTCCGGTCGGCGGCGATCGTAGCGCCCAGGACAGCCCAGGCCAGGGATCCGGCGCCCAGGACAGCACCCAGGAGCCGGCGTCATTCGCCGATCGGCTTGACTCGATCCGGACTGCGTTGATCCAGGCCAGAGTCACCGGTGCAGACCCTGGTCCACGTCAGGAGCGCGAACCCCCCCCCCACCCACGCGA